TGTGTTTGAAGGACCTGTGGAAGTAGAGATGACATTCTGTATAGATCAAACGCTGGTAACAATCAAAGCCATACCTGAATGGGAAACGAAACTCAGAGGGGATCTTGACAACTACGTGAAAACGTGTCTCGATGGGTGCCAAAGAGCAGGGATAATACCCAACGACAGGCTAGTGATGAGAGTTCAAGCAGAGAAAACAACATGATAACCGTAGATTTAGACCCTTGGGAATACGAATGGGCATCGCATGTAGGCGCAAGACGTTACATAGAGAACTGGGAACGTGCCGATGCTTTCCATTATGACAGAAGTCGTATGCAAGACGACAGAACTGCACAAGTAGCGGCATGTGTAGCAGAACTAGCAGTAGCGAAATTGACTAACCAATACTGGTCGGGTCACGTTTGGAAAGTAGACCAGCATGACCAGTACAAACACATACCTGATGTGGGTAAAGACATAGAAGTTAAACGCGTACGAACCAGCACCAACGCGGCAGTTAGACGCAGGCAAAACGGATTAGGTTTAGTTCTGTTTGTTGTGCGAGTAGTCGAACCAGAGTTACGTTCAGCAGAAATACTCGGTTGGATAAGCCAAGACGTAGGGTGGGCTAAAGGTTCACCGTCAGATTATGACCCTGAGAATACGAGAGTTGTACCAGAGGAATGTTTGAACCCGCCAATGAACTACAATGGTTTGCATGGCGAAGAAAGAATTTCCGTTTGACCCGCTTAAGGGTTTAAGAGGTTCATCTCAATCAGAGGTAAGGGGAGCGCCAGATACCCTGATCCAAGCGTTGCAACAAGCAAGCCCGTTCAGCGAACCGCGCCTCTCAAAAGAGGAAAGCGCGGCTCGCCAAGAGGTTGTTCTTAATGCGTTAGAATCTCTCGAAGATTGGGAACTCTGGTTATTAAACGCAGTCCTATTTGAACGCATGAGTCTGCGTCAAATCGAATACGTTATGGGTATACCTAAAACCACAGTCGCACGCAAACGTGACAAAATTCTAAACAAATTAAAAACCTGTTTAGAAAACGACCCTGTGATTAAAGAATACCTACGTTAATCTTCGTAATCTTCTAAAGCGTCAGCGGCTCTCATAATCAAATGACTGATTGTAGAAAATACGTGCGAATGCAACGGGCTGTTGTCGAAATCGTTTATCAGATTCTCGGCAGCGAACGCCATTACATGCTCGTAAGGTAAAACAAGCAGCACCCCTAAATGATCTTCATGCCATTTAGCGTGATTACTGTCAGCCAACTCCATGAGATGTGAACTGTCTCTCATATTCTCCATGATCTCAGTAGCAACGTAGTCATATTCATCTGTAAAAACAGCGAACTCTTGATCTACGTTGTCCTGATTCATTTCTGTTTAGCAACCCTGTCTTTAACAACAGTCTTAAGTACAGAAACGGCAGCAGCCAAACCTGCAATACCCGCTCCTTTAGCCGATGATAAATCAGCAACAACGAATGTTCCTAGAAACGCTTGGGCGAAAGTCCACCCTGCACGCTCTAACATATCAATCATATTTTTCATACTGTCCACAACACCTTCCATGTGTTCTTGTCAATAATGTTATTGACCTTCATAGCATAATTTGATTTGAATTTTTTAACTGCCATACCAGTTTTTCTTCCATAAATTCCATCCACTTTCAAATCTGCTTTAAGTAAATCGTTTAATCTTTTCTGCGCTAATGAAACTAACTCACCCTTACTGCCCCTCTTAAGGACACGAGTGTTCAAATACGCATCACCCTTCTCCAGCACATAACGTAAGATAGCCTCAAAATCTATTGCTGTGCTAGTAGGATTATCTTCCACGTTTGCGCCTGAATAAATCCATTCAGTTAAATTTTTGCCGGGACACGTTGTGCTTGAGAAATCTTTGTGGCACTTGACCCATAAGTGATCTCCATACTTTTTTCTGATTGCCCCGACAACGGTAAGGATTGACTCCTTACCAAGAGGTGTCAACTTCTCATCTGAATCACCCACATAAGAAATTGAAATAGTTTTAGAGTTCCATCCCTTAGTAGCAGCACCTATCTTCCAGCCGCGACCTTCAAAAATTTCACCAGTCTCACCTGATACTAACCAGTTGTAACCAATCGAATCGTATCCTCTGGTTCTAACATGGTACCTGTCATGTCCTCTCACACGCTCCCACGGCTCATGTGAGGGACCCGTAGTGTGGTGAATGACTATACCTACTATTTTTCTACGAAAATTCTTGAGAGGCTTACCAGAGTCAATAGCCCCCCAGTTCGTTCTTGAGATGTATTCCATACCCTAAGGATAGTTTGTCCCTAGCGCAATCGTGAACCACGCAAAGATTTTTCTTGAGCCAACTCATCGCGCATCTCATAACCACGACTAATCAATTCCATCTGCTGCTCATACTTAGTGTTAGTCCTAAGCCCAATACCAAAAGCAAACGACATCCAACTAGACAACGTGCGTTCCTGATAACGCTCCTCATCAGGGAACAACCTGCGAAAATCAGTGAACGTAGGCAACAACTGTGCCATCGTGTGCAACTCATAATCTTTCATAGCCCAATCACCCTGATCGTTCTTAGCCGCAAGACCACCCATATTTAACAAAGGCATAAGACCCGGAATCATCGCATACGCACGAGGAACAACCTCATATCTGCCATCAAAATTGTAATCCTTCCACAAATTCTGCTTTGCTTTCCACTCATAAGGAGCCTTAATCAAAGGAGTAACTTGCGTGCCTAAAGTACCTAACGCTATTTGAATGCGATCAACAACAGACGTATCATCAAAAGCCAATGCAGGATCAAGCAATTCCAACGGAGCCTTAAACGGCATGTCAGGAAGAATAAACATATCCTCCCCTTCAAACTTAAACGGCAACTGAATAGCACCTTGACGTTGCATCCAACGAGGATAAACAGAAGGAGGACCCTCAGTCGTAGCCTCAATCTCCTTCTTCAAACTGTTGTAACGATTGAACACAGCAGGTTTACGAGCAAACATTTCCATCATTAACGGCATGTTCTTACGAGTCCACGTATAGAAAGGAATTACACGCTTAACAACATTACGTTCAAAATCAGACAAGTCATCGTAATCGAAATGAAACTTCATTACATTATCAAACGCCTCATCAACAGCGCCACCCTTATACAGTGTGTCGAACCCTAAAGAACCACGCACAAAAGTTTCAGTAGCCATACCCAAATTACGAGACAACCTTAAAGGAGCGTTACGACTAGACGCAGGATTCATAGCATCTATCAAATTAATTTTCTTACCACGAATAGTTACACTAGGACCAATACCTTTAGCACCAGTCTCAACAAACTCAGTTGCAACCTGACCACCAGCAGCACCCAAAGCACCACTCTCAGACAACTGCCTTATGTATTGCACATGCTCAGGATTAACATTATTAGGATTAATACCACGCGCTTTCATAGCCTTACGCATACTGCTAGCACGATCAGTTAAACCTAAACGAGTTGCTTCTTCTTCCTGAAACTTCCAATACGAACGCATAAACCTACGGTAACTAGACCAATTCATACCAGCCAAATGATTCATAAACACAGCAGACATAAAGTTCCTGCCATGAAATCCGGGTTTGGCAATCATGTAAGCGCGTAACAAGTTGTGTAACTTGTCGTACTTGCGGAAGAAACCAGCAGCACCACCCCTAGCAACATACCTTTCAGCAGCAACCATTGATTCAACAATCGCTTCAGGACCCTGCAATGTAGCACCAATAGGTTTGAAACCAGAACGGAACACAGTGTCTAACGCTTCTTCACGTTTAGGAATCCTATGCAAATCATCAGCACCTTCAGGGAACTGAGACACCAACTCCAACCAATCATCAGCACCTTCCTCGAATTGATCCAACGCAAGATTCAACATCTCTGCATCATTATCAATAAGAGCGCCTACAGCCAACCGAATCTCAACAAGATCATCAGGTATATCTTCCAAAGGAACATTCTCAGGCGCACCCAACCGAGCGAGAGTTTCTTTTGCTCGGTCAATCTGCCCTTGTTTCTGAGCCAACGCAGTATCCAAAGCCCATTGGCTCATGCCAGCGTTTATGTCTGTGCGTCCTTTATCGGCAACAGCATTAGCAAACTTTGAACTAAGTTCTGCATGCACAGCAGAAACTTCTTCTAAATTTTGTGTAAGTAAAGCACGTTTATCAACGAGTGCTTCCATCAAATCAATCTGAGATGAATTAGGTCCAACGCCTTGATAATTAGGACCCATGTAACTTTGTGCTTGCCCATCCCACCAATCTAAAAACGAGGCTGCATCTATAAATTTTGTTTGATCTTCCGCTGCCGCCATTGAACCTTTACCAATAATAGTTTCAAGCACCTTCCCTTCATCTTCCCATAACTCACCAGCAGTTTTAAGAACATTCGATTCATCATCAGGATCAATTATCATAGGCATGTCAGGGTCATCAGGGTAAGGATTATTCAACTTACGTGCAGCATCATCAGTTAAATCAGCGCTATCAAACGCAGCATCACTAGCAATACGAGAAATGTTTCTGTGTGTAGTCATCACATCAGAACTGTGTACAGCAAGAGGATTTGTAACCATCATGTTTGCCCAAAGTTGACGTTTTCTCTGACCAGAAGTATCAAAAAGAGCATCAGCACTCATATTTATATCTTCTTCATTAAACCAACTAGTAGCGTTATACCCATCCGCAGTTAAAGAACGGCGGTAAGTTTCATAAAAATTTTTGAACAACCATTCTTGAGGTTTAACTGCTTTATCAGACAACTGGCTAATAGAAGTCCCCGAAGGTTGCATGGTAAATAGCAACGCATCTATACCACTTGCAAAACGTCCAAGCATAATATTGTTTTTAGCAATCTGACCAGCCCAACCATCAGGATTAATAGTCTTATCTATCTGACCTAAATAAACAGAAAGCATTTCAGGCACATCACCTGTTTTGATATCAAACTCTTTTCGTTTAACAGTAGACATTACTGCTTCTAATTTTTCCCAAGCATCTGTCAATCTTGGGCGCATAATCTGACCTTCAGTTAAACGTTTAGCAACTTGCCCTCCACCAGAAGTATCAGTCATCCAAATAGCAAAACGCAAACGCTCCTCAAAACTCATTGAATTTAATTTCTGAACCATTTGCGCACGCTGAGGATCAATACCAAACGCACTTGTAGGAATTGCAATATCACCCATCTCTAAAGCCATGCGAACAACACCAGCAGATTTACTAATCTGCGCACGGCTTGAACTACCAACAGGGAAAAGCCCACTTAGTTGAGTTCCATGTAGTTCATCTGGAAATTGTTTAGCGGTTCTTTCCCAAATTCTTAAAACTTTTCTAAGCAACTCAGGGTCAGCGTCATGTACGCGAGCAATCTGATCTAACATCATATGACCAGCACCAGAACTTACAAAGCCATCACCAGCCTGATAGCCACCCCTTCCACTCCCTTTAATGATGTCGTGCATTTCAATAGCAAATCGTTCTATATCTTCAGGCGATTCAATACTCGTCTGACGCATCATCAATTCTGCGATACGCACCTCAGTATCAGCATGCACACCATAAACCTTAATATTTTTAGCACCCAACGGAGTATCTAAAACAAGGTTGTAACTGTAAGGAGACATATTATTTACATACATCCCATCCAAAGTCACATTAAGAGAAGGCTTATCAGCCCAAGACAACTCAGGGGTACCATAACGTAAAGATGGAGCAAGAAAAGAACTGTTACTCTGATGCAACAACTTTGTTGCAGTACCATTTTTAATAGCCTCATCAATAGTTCTTTGAGGAACTGAACGAGCAGCCAAGGTAGCACCAATCAAATCATCAGAACCCTGAGCAAAAAAAGGTTTGTTAAACTTTCTAGCCAAAGCCTCTAATCTAGATTCAAGAAAATCTACATAAGAAGCCTGTTCCTCTGCTGCTAATCCGGGCATGTGACGGCGAACAAAATTCTCCATACCACCCATACGATTACGCAAATCTAACAACTCATTAATTTGAATACCTAATGCTCTAGTAAGGTCACCATCTACAACGCCACCCTTAACTAAATCCTCGTATGCGAAACGAGCGCTTAATAACATACTGTCAATATCTTCTTCAGGATCTAAATAATTCCAACCATTTGTTTCTTTCAAAGCGCCTTGAGCGCGGTGAAAGAAAGAACCGCCGTTATCAATACGTGTAACACCATCCAAAGCAGAAACGCCTACATTGTCAAAGCCTGTGCCTAACACATCCCAGTTAGATAACAACACATCAGCCGCTAAACCGCGTGCTAAAACTTCAACAAACGGAACACCAACAGCATCAGGTTGTAAAACTTGAGAAGGATCAGCAAGAAACTGGACACCATTACCATCCGTGTAAACCCTTGCAGTAGCAGGATCTAAACCACTCTGTTGAATCGTAGTTAAATCATCAAGCCAAGGAGACACATGGTATATAGAACCATCCGATGCCCTAGAAGCATAAGACGCAGGAGCAGATAAACCTAACTCCCTGTATAAAGCATTAGACAAAACCTCACCAGTGACACGATCACGCCCGTTACCATTACGGACAAAAAAACTTTGCCCAGTTTCAGGGTCAAACGCTTCATCACCATACTGTTTAACATAATAAACTTTGTCACCCAACTGATACTTGCCACCAGCATTCGTTCCCAATGGACCCTCAATTAAAGTTCCATTAATAAGAATGTCATCAATGCTCACACCAACAGGACCAGCAGGGATTTGAGAAGTAGCAGGCACACTCTGCATAGCCTGAAGATTCTTTTTCAACTGAACAGCATCTCTTACAGTCATAACAACTGCTTCACCACCATTAGGAGGTTGAACTACTAAACGTAAAGGCTGACCTGCTGCTTCCGCAGCATCTTCTAAACCTTGTATACGACTAGCATATTGGTCAATTTGAATATCAAGAGCCTCATCTATCTGCTGGATCATCTCACCCATTTCACGACCATCAAACAAAGTCGCAGGAGCAGGCAACTCACTACCAGCATGATATGTGTACAACAAATCCATAACATCAGGAGAAGTTAAAACCTCATCCAAAGACTGACCATTAGCAATACCCTGATCCAACGCTTGAAGAATCCCTGCTTTAGCAGTCGTCACATTATCAGGAGTAGGAATATCTAAAACATCAACATCAGCAAACTCTGCGTAATCATCAATAACTTTAGTTGCTTCTTCCATATCTAAACGTATGCGCTTTAATGACCAGTCAAGTTTGTAAGCAGCATTACCCGTTTCCCATCCAGTAAGAACAGCATCTGCTTTACCTGTTGTTGGCACTTCAACCTTTGGTTG